CGGCATGGACTTGACCGGCCCATCCGGCACCGCCGTATAGGTCACGTTCTTCGGCCCCTTCCACTTGAGCCAGTACTGCTGGAACCCGTCGCCGAGGCGGAACCAGAACATGGGGCGTTTGCGGGTCATGCTTCTGCCTCGTCGCACCAGAAGACAGCTGGCGTTCCTTCAGGCAATTCGCTGTTGTCGCATAGCACGCGCTCATCTTTGAACAGGCCGTCCCATTTAGGTGCGCGTGTGGCGACTGTGTGCCGGTACTCGAAATCACCGATCAGCGGGTGATGGACGACGAACAGGTGTCGCGCCCTATTGCGAGTTTCCGCGTAGACGAGCAAGCAACCTTCCTCTGGCCAGCCGTCATGCACGCACCACGCTTTCATTGCGTCACCCTCCGTTCGCCATCGCCGAGTTAGCCGCCGAAACTGTTCGCCAACCCCACCCCGTGAGGCGGGGTCAGCGAGTGGTGATGCTTCAGCCTGCGCCGAATGTGTAGGTCGGTTTCTTGCCGTCGCCGCCGACGCTCAGGATGATGTTCGGCGCTTTGGCGATGTCGCAGAAGCCCGCCTTCGGTGCGCGATACAGGAACACCTGGTTCTGCGGCAGGCCCTCGGCCGAATGCGGCGGCGCGTTGCGGAGCTCGCGCGTGTCCGAATAGCCGTAGCGTGCGTTCGTGTTCTGCGTCTGGCCGATCGACATGTGGTCGGCGAAGTGGAGATCGTTCGGCAGGACGCACTGTTCGCCGGGCGAGCCGGTCAACGTGCACTTGCGGTCGTGCTTGTCCTGGAACAGTTCCGATGCCTTCGTGTTCGGGCCGATGACGATCACCGGGCCGCCTGTCTTTCCGAGTTGTGCTTTCAAGGGCCTACTCCTGACGGTTGCCGCGAACCGCGCGGCACGGTTTGAACTATTACACACGTCTAGACAAATGTCAAATCCTTTGTGCGCGCTCTGAGGCTTGCTGCGAAATCCAGGCACGTATTTTGGCGTCCGCGGCCTCGCGTCGGAAATGATGCTCCGTATCCAAAGCTATCGCGGTACGGAGCACTTCGAGATGTGCCTTGTAGCGCGGGTGTGCGTAGGCCTGACGCTCCTGCGCCGAGACCGGCATCTCCGGGAACTGGCACATGATCTCGGCCTTCACAACACGGGTGTATTCCTCGAGCACGAGACGGTTCGCGCGAATCTTCGCCCCGTCCGCTGCGTTGTTCAGCAGGAAGTCCAGCGATTCCTCGGCGGCAGCCTGCGAAATCACGCACGCCTCCAGAGCGTCTTCGGAGAGCAATAGCGATCCTCGCGATACCCGGCCTTGACGATTAGGCCCGCACGCGCCGCGCGCTGGATGATGGCGCCCCATGCGCGACCGTCCGGTGGTTTCGGTACGCCGAACTCCAGAGCGGAGGCAATAGCCTCTTCGGCCAAGAATGGTTCATCGGAACCTTTGGCCCAGCTCACGATGTACGTGTACGCGAGCACGCTCCATGCATGCGACACGCGGTCGGCGTGATCGACGGCGCGCGCGATGCTGTCGTCGCGGCGTTCGGTTGCGGTGGCGCGATCCATCTTGTCGCCGGGGAGTTCACACATTGCCGTTCCTGATGAAGTCGTCGATGCGATCAAGCACGTTCCCCGAACCACGGATCGAAGTCCCGCTGCCCGCAGAAGACGTCGAAGGCGCCGTAGAAGGTCCGGAGTCCTCGAAGGCAGTGCGCTGGCTCCCATCGGTGGACGAGCGCGAGGCCGGGGTGGCTCCGGCTGACGAAGATGGAGAAGAGGATTGCGGGCTCGGTGACGAGCTCGACGCGGTGTCGAGGGGCGGGTCGAGCTGATCGGCATAGATCAAGTCCCTCGGCGTACGCAGCGAGCTGGACGTATTGCTCGAACGCCAGGTCACGCGCCAGCTTCTCGGGCCCAAAGTCGCGAGACTTGGTGTCCCCCACGGTGCGCCCACTGCGGGAAAATAGATCAACACGCCCGCCGAATCCGCGTGGATGACAGAAGCTTGTTTCCGCTTGCCAATCGCGAATCGCAGGAAAAGCTGCTGCAAGCGCGTCAGCGGCTCCCTTAACGTGTCGTTCGTAGCGGTAGTCATAGCGTTCTCCCTTGAAGTGCTTCTCGATGGCGTCGTGGATGCGGGTGCCTTCGGCCGCGGCGTCCGTTACCTGCTTCTGCGCGTCGGCCTTGATGCGCGCCATGCGCGTCGCGTCATCGGCGTGGCGGTCCTGATCGGGCAGCGTGAGGGCGGCGAGCGCGTGCTGCTTTTCCTTCCATATCTCGAGGCCCGGTTTCGCAATGACCCGGAGAATCTCCGAGACGCTCGGCACAAGGTTCTGCTTTCGAGCGTCCCGAAGGTTCGTATCCCGATAGATGCCGCCCTTGCTGCGTTGCTGATAGCAGGGGCGGCCTTGGCGGTCATACCAATGCACGGACTAGAACGGGATGTCGTCATCTGGATCGGGCGTGCGCGAACCGTGCGCCTGTCCGGCCATTGCATCGTCCGCAGCCTCGCGCGACTTCGCCGCCGACTCCGGCCGCAATGCGCCCGCGATCTTCTTCTGCACCCATTCCGGGAGCTTGGTCAGGACGGCCGTGTTATCCGGATCGTAGAAAAGGAGCGGATTCTTCGGCTTCGGCTTGTCCATCCCCTTCGGCCACGGGACGATCGTCTCGATGTTCGTGTAGACCTTCTCGCCGCTCGCGTTCTCGACCAGGAGGAGCTGGCAGTACGCGCCGAGGACGTTCTTCATGTCGAACTCGCCGGCCTCCTCGTCGGTGAAGGCGCGCCCGCGCCAGCCGGTCAGCATCGCGCGCAGGTTCGCCTTCTGCGACATGCTCGCGGTCAGCGTGTCGTACACGATCAGCGGGTTCTCGGTGCCCTCGACGTTTTCGTCGCAGAGCTCGAACTGGAAAACGACTTTCGGCTTGATGCCGTAGATGCCGGCCTGCTGGTAGCCAATGTCGGCGATCATCGTGCAGACCGCGGGATGCATGCCGGGGGTGGGACGCTGGAAGTCTCCACCTCCGCTCACAGGGTACTTTGCCATGTACGTAATTCCTCGTAGGTAAGTGAGGCCCGTAACGCCGGGACCATGCGAGCCAACGGCACCACCGCTGTACCTGCCCTCCTTACTTCAACGTGGAGAAACAGGAAGGGATTCGAACCCTTAGTAGTCCTTCCTCGGCCAGCGAGCGGGAATCGAACCCGCGATCATCTATTCATTGTCCGCGTTGTGCCGCGCGACGCATGCGCTTTGCTTCGTTGCGCCCCGCGTTGTACGTGCCGCCCGTGCGCTTCAATGCGCGCGAGCCCTTGATGGTTTCGCCGCCGACCGCCTCGTGGTGCATCGTCGTGACGGGCCGGAGCTGCTTCGTGTCGTTCCACACGTCCGAGCGGTGCGACGGGTCCGAGATGCGGTCGAACGCGGGCAGCACGTCACCCATCTCGACCTTCGGGAGTGCAGCGAGGTTTTTCAGGCGTGCGCGCCTCATTCAAGCACCTCGCGGAACTTGCGGAAGCTATCGCCGGGTTTGTGGCTCTCGGTTGCACTGCGTAGTGCGTTGCCGATGTCGTGTTCATGAATCCACACGTCGCGCGGCTTGGGCTTGATGCGGTACGTGGGCGCAGCGCCGATCGTGCTGTCGATCAACATCGTGCGGCACGCAACATCAGTCACCCAGCCCACGGGCTTCCCCGCATAGCACTCCACCGTCCCAGCATCGAGTTCGCTGCGGATGGCGTCGATGTGCGCCTGCAATTCCTCGTTCGTCATTGCGCGATCTCCAGTTTCTCGGCCTGATGCTCCCCGCAGCTCCACGTCGCCTGCACGGGCGGGAACATCGTCAAGCCCTGCCCGTTCGGCGCGATGAAGAACTGCGGCGGGTAGCGCCGGCACACGGTACGCCCGTCGCCGAGCACGTCGATGTAGCGGTGGGTGCAGTTCTCGCAGGTGTTCATGCGCGCCTCCGCCCACGATCCTTCGGCGCCGACATGGCCTCGCCATGTGCGTAGCGCTCGGCCTCGTTCGGCTCGCGAACGACGCTCCAGCGCGGCAGGAGCCGCCCGTTGTTGATCTCGTACCCGGCCGCTGCCGCCTGCCCGAGATACGTATACGCTGTCGGGCGCGACACGCCGAGGGCGTCGGCGAGGTCGGTGATCGATCGAATGCGCTTGCCCTTGATGGCAGCGATCACGCGCTCGGCGTTGGTCAGGTCTTTACGGGGCACGGGCGGCTCCTGAGGGTGTGTTCGATGGGGACGGTCGCATAGCGGTTGCGCCAATGGGCGACGCGCTCGCGGTTGGGCTTGCATTCCTCGGCTTCGGCGAGGACGCGCGCGGCGCCCTTGCGGCCGTAGAAGCGCCCGAAAGCCTTGTCACGTTGCGGGGAGTGGTTCACCGAAGCCATCAAGGATGCCTCCAGAACAGCCCCAGAACGGCGCCTATGCCGTTTGCGACGATGACGGCCCAGATTACGACCCCGAGCGCCTTGACCCACAGCGGCCAGTGTGGGCGTTCTGGGACCCATCCGCGGGCGTATTCGTCCCGGCGCCATGCGGCGGCCTCGGACTGGCGGAGCTCGCGGCGGGCGCTGGGATAGGGTTTCGTATTCATGAAAAGAGTTTCCACAGAATGAGAACAATCGCCAGAATGAGCCCGCAATGCCCCGCGATCCGCCACGGGCGTCCCAGGTCCGCGTTCCTCTCGTAGAACGCCCGGCGCTCGGCGGCGTAGCGATCGGATTCGCTCCAGCTCGAGCCGGACCCGTGCTGCGCAAGACTCTGCACAACGGCTGCGGCGATGCAAATCCATGCCGTCACCCCGCGATCCCGCGCGGCATGGCGTAGCCGTACGTCTCGCGGAAGTCCTCCTCGTCGCGCGCCTGCTGTTCGGCCTCGTAGCGGCGCTGGCGCAGCTCGTGCGCATCGGTGCGGTACTGTTCGCGCGTCATCCGGCGCGTACGGAGCAACGTCGGGCGGTGATACCAGCAGGCGCGTGATGCGGTGCAGCGGCAAGTATCGTTCGACGGCGTGTACAGCGTGGTGCCGAGGTCGGCGATGTGCTGGGTCTGTTCGAGAAGGCTTTGCATGACGGGTCTCCCTTGAACCGTGAGCGTAGTTTACGCTTGTCTAGACGGATGTCAAGCGTTTGAATGGTCCCGCGACCGTCTCCAGGATGTGCTCGGCGTTCGGCTCCAGCTTGAGGTCGAGCAACGCCCGCCGCAGGATCATCGCCGCACGCCCCGCCCTATGCTGCGCGGCCTCGTCGGCCCCGTTCCGTTTCGCGCGCATCTCGGCCTGCGACTGGATACGGGCGTACGGATCGTCGGACCTGCGCGGATTGAACGGAACGGCCGGGGTTTCGTGGTCGAGCTGGCTCATCCGAACCGGCCTCCGCGCTGGTAGTTGGGGTCGGTGATAAACGCGCGCTGCTCTTCCCGCGTGAGCGGGCCGACGATCTCGTACGACGTGAGCTCGCGACCGTCCGGGAGCGTCCGCTTGATCTCCTTGAACTTCCACGGCTCGATGCGGCCTTCGCATTCGCGCGTGCCGACAACGATCCGCCCGGTTTCACGCCACTCGATCATCTGAACCTCCCGTTGGTTGACGGTGCCTAGTTTACATACGTCTAGACACTTGTCAAGTGCCTCGGGGTGTGCTTTGATGCGAGCACAAGGGAGAACCGTATGACGAACAAGGGGCACCAGTACACGAGCTACGAGCTCGCGATGCGCGCGGTCCTGCTGTTGCAGAAGTCGCGTACTCGAGACACGCAGGTAGCGGTCAGCATCATCCGCGGGGCGTTTCCGGTCAGTCGGGCGACGGCGTATCGCATCGTCGCGCATGCCGGGGCGGCGATGGGGTTCAACTACCATCGCGAGCAGTACGTCGGGCACGCATCGCACTCGGTCGGCTACCCGCGCCTACCTTATCCACAGGCCGACACGGACGCTTGCAGATGAGCGCGCTGAGGCGTAAAAAGAAAACGCCCCGAGGCGTGAACCTGCGGGGCGTTGGGCATCGTGGAGCGAACACGATGGCGCTGAGGCCCGGCCAGTATTGCACCGCAACGGTGCATCCGCAAGCCTCCAGCCCTTCCGCTTCGCACCACCTGCCCGTCCGGGCCTACGGTGGAACCCCGTCCTGTTCAAGGCCCCGCAGCGGGAGTCGAAAGTCCTACGGCTGCGCAGGGAAACTGAGGACGCTGAACCCGAGAGGGCAGCGGCCGGCTCTGACGGGCTCGTCTCAAGGGTCATGTCGGCCAGATTCCCCCGCCTTCAGCAAAGCTGGGGTACGGGGGAGTCTTGGCCGGATAACAGGTCTGAACTCAGGGTCATGTAAGGCTCTGGCTCTGGACTCTCCTACGGAGGGGCTTTTGATCCACCCTCTTTTCAAATCTTCTGTCTTTTGGCTTCCTACGAGGTGATCCGATGAAAATCAACGTGGTTGTGATTGGTTCCAATCAGGTGATCGAGTTCCCGACAGCTAACGATTACACGATCGACAACCCTTCCGGGATGCTCACGATTTGGCAAAACACACAGCCGGGGATGACGCCCGAGAAGAATGAAGAAGGTTGCGTCATGCTCGCCATTTTCCCGCGAGGAACGTGGGCGCTTCTTCTCGATGATGAGGGGCCCGTTTATGTTCGACATTGAGCAACTCCGAACCCTCCCGTGGATCGAGCGTGCGATCCGGGAAGCGGGTTCGACCTACACGCACGAGGCCTGCATCAACTACGCGCAGGGCTGGATTCAGGGCATGAAGGTCGCGATGCTGTCGGACATGCAGGCCGTCAAGACGGTTGTCTTCGAGGCGTCCAAGTGCGACGAGAGGCTCGCGGCCGGGCTGTTCTGGTCGGCGGAGATGATCCAGGCGGAGATTGACCTCGACCGGGGAGCGACGCGGCAATGAAAGATCACATCGAGAGGGATCACCGATTTCGCGATTATCCGAACGATCCGAAGCCTGAATCAGTATTCCGGTGTCGTCGGTGCGGTCATCTAACTACGGCTCTGGAACAGCAATCCGCGAAGTACAACTATCCCTGCGCGGGTTGCGGTAGCGAGGTTGGGTTCATCGGGACAGAGGAAGTCACGCCGTGATCGACACCCCGATCGGCCACGACAACGGCGATTTCATCTGGGGCGGCATGCTGGGCCCGGCGAACTGCACGGGCACGCCGGACGGCCTGACCTACGCCTCGGCGATCGAGCGGGACCTGCACCCCTCGAAGTGGGCCGAGGCGATCCCGACGATCCCCGAGGCCGTACGCCCCCGCGCCGTCGAGTACCTGCGCCAGCGATACCGGCTCTGGCAGGAGGCCATGAAGGCGCGTAAGGAGCGCGAGGAGCGGCTCGCGCGCGGCAAGAAGTCCGAGGCCGGCGACAAGGCGCTGGCGGAGCTGGCGAAGCGGTACGGAGCAAAGCCTTGACGTACGGCTGCCGCAATTTATACTCGGCCTCGGCCCTGCGGCGGTCTCCCTCCGTTTGCTCGGGGCCCGGCCGCTGTCCCCATGGCGGCCGTCACATTCGAGAGTGGGGGTCGAATGTCGGAATCCGTTGCCATCGATCGCGCAGCCTTCGCGTTCTTCGCGCAGGGCCTGCTGCGCCCCGATCTGCTCGACCCGACGCCGATTCCCCGTGGTGCTTATTGGCCGGCGTACCTGCCGCTCCATCAAGCCGTGCGGCACGCGACCTACATCCAACCCCTCACGACGCAACTCGAGTCCGCGCTCGCGGAAAGGCTGTCGCCTGATGAAGAAGCCCGCTTCCACGAAGCGATCCTCGAAGAGCTCATCGCGGCCGACAAAGCCGCCCTCGCCGAGCCGGCGAACGATGGCGCCGAGTAACCCCTACATCCTGACCCCGCATCCGGAGGACCACGACCTCCCGCGCGGCATCAGGAACTGCAATCCCGGCAACCTCGAGCTCGGCGACCCGTGGAAGGGCCTTGCGCCCCAGAACCAGCAGGTGGACGGCCGGTTCGCGGTATTCAGTACTGCTGAGTACGGTATCCGGGCGCTCGCGAAAATCCTGATCAATTACCAGCGATTGCACGGCCTGATGGACGTGCATTCGATGATCGAACGCTGGGCTCCCCCGGCCGAGAACGACACGCGCGCGTACACGGCACAGGTCGCGGCGGCGATGGGGGTCAGCCCCTCGACCGCGATCCCCTTCGCCGCGCACGGGGCGGACATGCTGCGCCGCATGGTGACGGCGATCATCCAGCACGAGAACGGCCAGCAGCCCTACGACGAGGACTACATTCTCGCGGCCTGCGAGGATGCGCTCGGGTGACGATCGACCTCGCCGCGATCCTGCGCTGGCTCTGGGAGGCCCTGAAGGCCCTTCTGACCAGCGCGCACGGCTTCGCGGCGTTCATCGGCATCGCGATTGGCGTCGCCTTGGCCGAGTTCCTGGCCCACATGCTGCCGCCCGGCATGGACTCGTACTACGCCGACCGCATCACGCGCCTCGTCTGCCTCGGCGTCTCGCTCTGCTCGACCTTCGCGCTCGACGCGACGCTCCCCGGCTTCTTCCTCGCCATGCTCGCAGGCCTCGCCGGCCCGACCGTGCACGGCTTCACGCTTCGCTACATCAACGCGCGCTGGCCGAACTACACCCCGAAGGCGCTGATTCCGGGTCCGTGCGATACGGTAGCGCCGCGGCCTATCATCGAGAAAACGCCTCCGGCGGCCACATCCCATGACCCGTGAACGACTCCTCGGAATTGCTGGCGGAAATCGACGGACTGATCGCCAAGGCGGAAGCAGCCCGGCGAATCTCCCCGCTCGATCGAACGCGAAACGCGGAACTCCTGTACCAGCACGGCGAGCTTTTGACCGGGCTGAAGATGTTGCGGGCCCATACCGATGGGATCGTGACAGCTACCTCCGCGCTTTCCGAGCGGGTGAGCAGGCTGGCCTCGCTCTACTCCGAGAGTCGCTTGGGCGCCGGGGACTGGACGATCCGCCCCCAGATGGCGACGCGGTTCAAGCCGGCCCTGTTCGCGCTGCTCGCGCTCGTGCGTGACCTAGGTTCCCCGTAAACCTTCCAACCAACCCAAAGGGAGAATGATCCATGTCACATTTTGAAGCGACTGGTGCAACGATGGGAAAGACACAGTACGTCGAACAGTCGTTACGTGATGCCCGCCCGGCAACGCCGGTCGAGTCCGAGATGGCACGCCTGAAGGCGCCGCTGGCCGCGGTCGAAAAGATGCTTGCCGACCTGCACGACAGGCTTCGTCCAGTGCTTTCCGCTGCGGATGGTGTTGCCAAGCCGCTCAACGAACCGGAACCGCCGTGCTCGCCGCTGGAATCCGATCTGCGCGAGATCAAGGCGCGCATCGTGAGCCTCGCGACGCGGCTCGAAGTCATCCAGTCCAGCCTGCGCCTGTAAATGCTCGACCCTCGATTCATCGGCGGACTCGTCCTCGGGTGGCTCCTGAGCCTCCTCGCCGCGTTCGCGTTCGGCCACACGAAGGGCTACGCCGCCGCCGAGCTCGCCTGCTCGAAGGCCGAGACCGCGAGCAATGCGAAGGCCATTACGGACTGGCAGGCCGCGACCCAGCGCCAGAAGGCCGATGATGCGGCGCAGGCCGAGAAGGACGCCGAAGCCCGCAAGGCCGCAACCGATGCACTCGCCGCGATCCAGGCGCGGTTCGAGGGGATGAAGCTCGCGGTGGTCAAGATGCCGCCGAAGGGCAGCTGCACGCTCTCGCCGGAATGGGTCCAGTCCTACAACGGAGCCGTCCCTTGATCCTCGACTGGCTCGCCGATCTCGTGCGGGTGTTCCTCGCGATGTTCCTGATCGCGTACATCGGCGTGTTCTTCGGGTTCCTGACGATGGTGTGTTACGTCGCCTGCCTCGAGGCGTGGGAAGGCTTCCAGCGCAAGGCTGCGCGCCGCCGCGCCCATCGCCTGCTCGCGCTCTTTCTCCTCGCAACCGTTGCCGGCTGCTCGATCCTGCCGCCCAAGGTAGTCAGCCTGCCGAGCGCCTGCCCCGCGCCCCGTACGCCGCCACCCCAGCGCCAGCTCCCCGAATCCCTGCCGGCGCTCGTGATCGGACCGACCGACGATCCGGCGCAGGCGATCCTCCAGAACCGCATCGCGAGCCAGCAGGCGTATGCGGAGTGCCTGCAAGCCGTGAATGAACTTTCACAATTCATCGAAGGGAGATAAGCCCATGTTGCCCAGTCGTTTTGCGATCGGTGATCGCGTCAGTTTCCAGCTTTACGAAACCAGCCTGTCCGATTCCTTCCCAGCAGAAGTCGCTGCTGTCACGTTCGACGGTCACGGCAAGGTCCTTTACGATCTTTTCCTGATCGTCAACGGCGAGAAGTACGAGCCGTATCCGGTCCGCGGCGTGGATAGCTGTTTCGTCCAGCCGACAGCCCAAGCTGTCGCTGCCTGAAACCGTAGGCTGGCGGACCCAGCCACAACGCGCGTAGACTCGCGCACGCAAGGGAGAGTCCCATGGCAAAAGCAAAGAAAGGCCCCGCGAAGAAAGCTGGCAAGAAACCCGGCAAGCGCACGCCCAAGCCGATGTACGCCAAGGCCAAGGCCGAAGCGAAGACCGGCATGGCCGAAACCCGCGTATCGGAATCCGATGCGATCAAGTGGCTCCTGATCCAGGCGCAGGCGCACGGGTGGGGTGCCCCGGAGTGACGGAAGCTGCGGCCAGTGTTGAGCCGATCGGCCGCGAAGAGGCCATCCGCCTGATCTGTGAAGGTCTCGCGGATGGCATTCCGTTGACGCAAATCCTGAACAAGGAAGGCATGCCGGGGCGTAGGACGGTCTACGACTGGCAGGAGGGCAGCCCCGAGCTCGCCGCACACATCGCGCGCGCGAGGGAAGCGGGGTTCGACCGGATGGCGGAGGATTGCCTCGCCATCGCCGACAATACGGGCGAGCATGCCGGAGAGGACACGATCGAGACCGACCGCGGTTCATTCCCGAACAAGGAATGGATCATGCGCTCGAAGCTCAAGGTCGAGACGCGGCTGAAGCTCCTCTCGAAGTGGGACCCGAAACGCTACGGCGAGACGAAGAAGCTCGAGCACACGGGCGCCGACGGCAAGCCCCTCAACCTCGCCGTCCTTGAGCCCGATGCCGTCGTCGATCAGCTTGTAGCCGTCGCCACCGAATACCCGCAGGCTGCGCCGAAGCTGCGCGCGCTGCTCCAGAACGCATTGGATCGGATCGCCTGATGGGCGCCGTCGAGTCCCCCGTCCTCTCGCCGGTCTCCTCGGCCGTGCTCGACTTCTCGGGCTCGCCCTACACGGGGGGCGGCGGTGGAGGCGGTGGAGGCGGATCGGTTGTCGGCGCTCCGGCCATTGTGCAGAACGGCGGCACGATGGGCACGCAGAACTTCACGGGCGCCCAGACGTACCACACCGGAAAGAACTTCACGCCCGGCAACAGCGTCGTCGTCACCACGAATCACTGGCAGGCCAGCGGGACAGCACTCTCCGGCGTCACGATCGCTGGCACCGCGGCCACGCTCGATCACACGGGCGTAGGATCATCCGCCTCCCTCCAGTTCTGGCGCGCCACGGTCGTCAACAGCGGCCGCGACGATGTGGTTGTGACGCCAGCCAGCGGGACCGGGCACTACATCACGCTGAACGTCGTGGAAGTCTCGCCGGCCCTGACCTCGTTCGACCAGTTCGCCGAGGCCAATGCGACGAGCGCCGCACCTGGCACAGGCGTTACGACGCCGCTCACGACGCAATGCTCCGAGCTCTGGATGGGCGCATGGCGCGACGATACCGGCACGGTCAATGCGGCCGGCACACCCGTCCCCGCGCCGTGGACGACGGGCTACCTCGAGCGTGATGGCGTATCGACGCAGGGCGGCGCGTCCGGTTTCCAGCTCGGGCAGCGCATGCAGGGAGTGAATGTCGTCTTCGCCTGCACCTCGACCGGCTGGTACGAGACGACGTGCTCGTGGAAGTTCGCCCTGCCGGTCGCTCTATCGGGCCTCCTGCACCAGGATTGGGTCGCGGATACCGCATGGCATGCGCCCGGCACGATCAGCGTCACGCCGCTGACGACCGACCTCCTCGTCACCTGTGGCGGCTGGTGGGACGACACGTTGCCTCGTCCGAGCCACGTCGCGACCGACAGCGCCGGCACGTTCACGCTCGACTACAACCCGACCATAACCGCGCTAGAGGCGCCGGTCGTGACGCAGTTCGCGCACCAGACGAGCCCGACCAACGTCGCCCATACGGTCACGCCTCCGGTCATCGGTGGCAACGGCGACGGTTACTTCGCGGTCCTGCGTATCCCCGGCGTCGTCATGGCGTCGCCGATACGCGACTTAGGCTCGACGCACGCCTATCACGCTCCGGTCACGCCGCCCGATCCCAGCGGCTACACGACGCTGACCGTGCAGACGGCAGGCACCGCTGCGAAGACAGGCGACATCGCGTTGTTCCAATGCGTGGTCGATCCGAACTCGGTCACGAACACCGATGCTGCGTTCGTCGTTCCTGCCGGGTGGACCGTGCTGGTCAACCAGTACAACATGACCGACAACATAGGTTACCTGCTATGCGTCGCCGTCGTCACCGTCGCCGGCCGCATTTCGGCCACGGTCTCGTGGACGGACAATGCGACCTACGTCTACGATGCGTCGATCATCGTCTACGCCACTTCCTGAGGAGCGAGCCCGTGGGTCCAGAACCGCTGATTGGAAAGAAGACAGCTGCGGAAACCCAGCAGCTCAACACGTACAACGACGACCATTGCGCCATCTGGGCCGACAACCTCGCCGGTGCTGAGACGGTGACGATCTCGTTCGCGACCGAGAACGCAGGCGCCGTTGCCGTGCCCAAGCCAGACCTCTCCGGAGCGTTCACGCTGACCGCTACTGTGCCAGGCGCGGTTCTGGACGGCGGGTACATCTACGTCATCACGAAGTCCATAACCGCTGGCGCCTGTGGCGTCGGCGTCGCTCACAAACGCCTGTCGGCGTAATCCCGACTCCCACGCGAAGCAACCCCGAGGAGCAATCCCATGTCGAAGAACCTCCGCAATCCCTCCGCACAGCTCAACTCGTTCCCCGTCAACCAGCGCCTGTCGGTCATGTACACGGCGGGCCGCAACCTCCAAGCCCGCAAGACGGCGGACCAGACGGTCAATAACTCGGCCGTGTTCGTCAACGACACCGAGCTCGGCATCTTCCTGCCGACGCAGCCGAAGTCGGCGTACTACTTCCGTCTCGTCGCCCAGCTCGCGATCGCGGCGGCTGCGAACAACATCCGGTATTCGTTCGTCGGCGGCGATGGCCTCGTGCTCGACGGCAACCTGTCCCGCTGGTACGGCGAGCTGAAGCTGACCGGCGTTGCGCCGCAGGTGGACCCGAACCAGGTGTCGCTCGTCGCCGCGGTCACGGGCGGCACGACGAACGCATGGACGGAGCTCGTGGTCGAGGGCGTGCTGTCGCCCGAGCAGGCGGGCTACTTCGGCTTCCAGTTCGCGCAGAACGTGGCCGGTGCGACCAACACGACGGTCAAGGCGGGCTCGTGTCTGATGGCCTGGGAAATCTCGGCGTGAGGGCGTTCGTAGCCCTCCTGCTCGCGACCATGCTCCTCAAGGCCGAAGCCGCAGGACTCGCCGACCAGCGCATCAACCAGGGCGTCAAGCAGGCAATGGCATCGCTGGCCGATAACCGGCCAGTGGTGCTCGCCAAGATGGGATACGCCACCTATGCGGCCGGAGCGACGATCGACCCCAGCATCATGTCGTTCACGTTCCCGGCTGCGACGCTGGCGATCGGCGACCAGATACACGTCCATGTCACCGGCATCCTGACCAATGGATCGGCGGGCGTGTACTCGGTGGGCTGGGTCGCACGCTTCACGGGAGGCAGCGGACCGACGATCCTCGACATCGGCTCGCCCGCTGTCGTTCCGAACGCGGGACCGGGCTCGAACGTTGCGTACTGGACGGACATCAACATCGCGGTGTCCACGCCGAACGCTTCAGGCGTCTACATCCCGGCAACCGGCCTCAACCCGAACGCATCGGGCTCGCAGCTGCGGATGAACGTGCCGAACACGTCGATCGCCTTCACGGGCACCGGGCGCACCTTCATCGGCGTCAGCAATACGTTCGGCCCGATGCTGGGCGGGTTCCTGCGCACGAACGCGCCAGCCGACGGCTCCGAGCTCTTCTCGGTTCTGTTCCAGCAGGTGTTCGACTCCTCGCAGCCAATCCGGCTCGACATCCGTCCGGCCGTCTTTCAGCAGGCCCCGACCGGAGCGACCTCGTACCTCTCGATTGAATCCGGCGTCGTGCTGGGGATGTAGGCCTTGGACGCGACCCTCAACGTCGGCGCGCATCTCGTCTCGAACCTGGCTCAGGCCGTGCTCGGGAACATGCGCGAGGTCTACTTCCCCGAAGAGGGGCCGTTTGCCCGCCACTACTATCCGAAGCATTGCGAGTTCTTCGACGCGACGCAGGATTACAAGGTCCTGTCGCTCTTCGGCGGCAACCGCACGGGCAAGTCGTTCGCGCCCTGCTATGCGATTGCCTGCTGGATCAGCGGCGAGTATCCGGAATGGTGGACGGGGCGGCGCTTCCAGAAGCCGCTGCGCGTCTGGGTCGTCGGCGAGACGGGCACGCTGGTCCGCAACAACCTCCAGCGATACCTGATCGGGAGCAAGGGTTCGGAGGGCATCGGCTCGTTGTTCGGGGCCGACGAGATCGTGCACACGTCGTGGCAGTCCAAGCCCGAGGGCCTCGCCGAGCGCACGATCATCCGCGGCAAGTACGGCGATTCGATCATCGAGTTCAAGTCCTACGACATGGAGCGGCGCCGCTTCGCCTCGGACGTGGCGGACGTGATCCTGCTCGACGAAGAGGCGCCGGCCGGCATCTTCTCCGAGTGCCTGACCCGTACCGGCACGACGCGGGGTATCGTCATCAACGCCTTCACCGCGCTCCGCGGCGTGACGCCGCTGGTCGCGATGCTCCTCCCCCAGTTTGCCGGGGCCGAGGAGTTCGACATGAAGGCGGTCAGCCGGTGGCACGAGTTCATCGGCTGGGACGACATCCCCGAGGCCCAGCTCCCGGCCGACGAGCGCCGCAAGATGGAGGCGTCCTACCTCCCGTCCGAGAGGCTCGCCCGCATCAAGGGCATTCCCTCGCTCGGCTCCGGCCTCGTCTGGCCGATCAGCGAGGACGACATCATCGTGCCGGCGTTCCGCGTCCCCTCGAGCTGGCCCCAGCTGATCACGCTCGATCCCGGCTGGCATCACGGCACGGGTGCGATGCGCTGGGCGCTGGACCAGGACCAGGGCGCGATCTACGGTATCGCCGACTACTGGAAGCGCCACGAGACGGTCGCGATGCACGCCGACGTGATCAACGCGTGGGGCGCGTGGCAGAACATCGCGATCGACTACGCGTCCGGCATGAACATCGACGACGGCGAGGGCGTCAAGGCGAAGTACCGCGCCAAGCTCAAGGGGACGGTGATCAACGCCCGCAAGCAGCGCGTCCTCGAATCGCACCAGGACGTGTACGATATGATGGCGACGGGGCGCTTCTTCATCTTCGACACCTGCCGCTACTGGCTCGCGCAGTTCCGCCAGTACGTGCGGAACGAGAAGGGCAAGATTCAGATGCCGAACGATCCGAACGACGCCAAGCGGCATCACTTCGAGCTCATGGATTGCAGCCGCTACGCCGCGAACGGCATCGATCAGTTCAAGGTCATGCCGCCCGAGGCGATGCGCGACCGGGCCCGTGTTGCGCCACACGAGGGGCGCACGGGACACGTTGAAGTCCTCGATCCGGGATACTTCTGATGGGCGGCACCGCTACCTCCAACCCGACTCCTGCCCCCGGCGCGCACGTCACGCGCGAGCAGCTGCAAGCGCAGTCGCCGATCGAGGACACGGGCTCGGTCTTCGATCCCGAGGCGCTCGATGCGATGCACCAATCGCTTCAGGCGAACCCGGACGGCTTCGATCTCGGCATGCTGACGGCGCTGCGGAAGAAGGTGGAGGACACGCCCGAGGTCGAGCAGGACCCGAATTACGCGCAGGCCGCCAAGGTGCTGGATGCGATGGTCAAGCTCCAGCTCGATCGGCTGACCGTGCTTGCGCGCAAGGTGCAGGACCAGTTTTACGAATCGGTCGAGGGCATGGGTCCGATCACCGAGACGATGATCAAGGACGAGCGCCAGTTCGAGGGCTTCGACCGCACGAAGGAATCGAAGCGGTATCCGTCCGACGCGCCGACGCGGGACGTCAACAACCCCGACCGCATCGTCCTGCACGCGACGCGCACGCGCACGATGAACTACTCGGCGCGCCTGCTCGACATGCTGTTCCCGACCAACGACTGGCCGGTGCGCATTGTCGCGCCGCCGAACCCGCAGCCGGACGATTATCCGGGCTATGCGCCGATGGTCGCGCAGGCCAAGGCGGTCTACGACGCGCAGGCGCAGGCGTATGCGCAGCAGGCCGCCGCGATCCAGCAGCAGGGCGGCGCGCAGCCTCCGCCCCAGCCGCCACCGTTCGAGCCACCTTCGATCGTGGACTTCGCGGACGATGCCGCGAACAAGATGCAGGCGGTGATCTTCGGGCATTTCGAGCGCATGAAGCTGCGCGAGAAGGCGGGCGACGTGCTCGACAACTGCTGCAAGCTCGGCTGGGGCATCCTGCACGGCCCGTTCCCCGACATGGAGTACAAGCGGAACTTCAAATCGGGCGAGCTCACGATTACGCAATCGACGGTCCCCGGCTGCGAGTGGGTGCCCTCGTTCCGGTTCTTCTACGACCTCTCGCCGAACCTCGCGCAGTCCTGCGCCACGTTCCAGCTCAACATCTGGAACAAGCGCCAGTTGTCGGACTTCAAGGCGTATCCGAACGTCATCACGCCGAACGTCGAGCAGCTCCTCAACAAGGAGAAGCCGTCGCTCCCGCCGAAGGTCACGGAGGCGATCACGCGCCGCAACCAGGACTCGGGCCTTTGCGAGCCGACGACGGGTGTGTATGCGGTGATCCTCGCGAACGTGATCCTGACGCCCGAGGAGTACCAGAAGATTACGGGCGACGAGTGGACGAGCCCGGACCTCCCGCTGGTCCAGCTCTGGTTCGGCGACGACGGCTTGCCGCTCAAGTTCAAGCTGACGCCGCTGGAACACGACTGGCGTCCGCCGTACTACTCGATGTCGCTCTTCAAGAAGGACGACACCTGTGTAGGGTATTCGGTGCCGTCGATGGCGCGGTCGGGGCAGTCCTTCGTCAACGGCGCGGTCAACGCGACGACGGCGAACGCGGCCGCGGCCTCGGGCCCGATCATCGTCACGAACCGCGGCGAGATCGTGCCGAGCAAGGAGGAGTGGCGCATCCGCGGCCTGCTCAACCTCAACAATACGAACCCCGACCGCGATCCGGCGAATTCGGTCACGACGATCACGGTGCAGTCGAACGTCGAGGGCAACCTCGTCATGCTCGACAAGGCGCTGGCCCTGATGGATCAGGACACGAATTACGAGCAGATTCTCGGCGGCAACCTCGCGGGCGAGACCATCGCCGCGTCCAGCCTCGCCCAGCTCGTAAACCTCGCGTCCGTGTTCCAGCGCAAGATCGCGCGGAATTGCGACAACGACCTGATGGGGCCGTTCACCGAGCGGTGCGTCTGGTTCGAGAACCTCTACGGCGAGGACCCGAGCATCAAGGGCCCGCATGTGGTGATGCCGATCGCCTCTACGCAGATGGTGTCGAACGACATCACGATGCAGCATCTCCAGGCCCTGACCCAGCTCTCGGAAAATCCGAAGTTCGACGGCTTCTCGGACGATTACGCGCTCTGGCGCGCGAACGTGCGCCTGCTCCAGATTCCGGAGAAGGACGAGATCGTGCTGGGGCGCGACAAGGCGATGGCGAACCAGCAGCAGCGGCAGGCTGGCAAGGTTGACCCCAAGATCGAGGAGATCAAGTCGCAGGAGCGCATCGCGATGGCGAAGCTCCAGCAGGAGGGCACGCTGCGCATGATGGAGATCAAGGGACGCATCGAGGAGAAGCAGCTCACCTTGCAGGCCGATCTCGTCGCGCTCCAGACGAAGAAAGAGGTCGATGTTTCCAAGATCATGGCCGACGTGCGCGCCTCCACGCTGGAATCGAACGACAAGCGGTTCAGCGACACGCTCGACGCGACGTTGCAAGCGAACCTTGAGCGCATGCGCGCGACCGAGAGTCCGTCGCCGTACTCGAAGAAGGACTGACGCGTGACCGAGACCGAAGCCCGCGACGAGCTCATCGCGAAACTCGACCCCTACTCGCCGTTCTGGCAGGCCTTCGAGGCGTGGGTCGAGGCGCGGCGCATTTCGCTCGGCGCAAGCCTGCTCCGGGCGGGTGGCGACAGCATCGAAACCGCGCGCGGCAAGGCCGCCATGCTGACCGAACTCCTCGGAATCGCCGAGGAGAAGCGCGAAAATCTGCGGAATCCGAACATCAAGGGAGAAACGCCCGATGGCGAATGAAACCGAACGCCCGAAGACCGAAGAAGACCTCTTTGCCGAGACCGTCGAGGCCGCGCGCGCCGCCAAGGAGGCGCCAGCAGCGCCAGCCGAGGCCCAGCCGAGCGCGCCCGTCGCCGAGGCGCCGCCCGCGCGCACGACGGAGCCGGTGCGGGACGAGTCAACGGGCCAGTTCCGCGGCAGCAAGCCCGCCGAACCGCCCCCGCCGTTCGAGGGCTACGACAAGCTCGACCCGGCCGCGAAGAAATGGGTCGATTCGATCCGCGGCGACCATGATGGCTTGCAACGCAAGTATCTTCGGTCGCAAAATCAGCTCCGGGAGCGCGAGGCGCGGCTCCGTCAAGCCGAAGGACGCAACAATCGGCCGACGCAGCCCGCCTCCGCGCCGCAACCCCGCAACACCCCCGCGCCGGCCACGACCGCTGCGGACGCGACAAAGGCTTGGGAAGCGTACAAGAAGCAGTTTCCGGACGACGCGCAGGCGCTCGAGGAGCGCATCGCGGCATCGGAAGCAGCCCTTGGACGTAAATTGACCGAAGTCGAGCAGCGCCTCGCGCGCATCGACGAGATCGAGAAGTCCCTCCAGCCGATCCGTGAGACCGCCGCGCGATTCCAGTCCCGCGAGCAGGAAGAAGCAAAGGCCGAAGGCCGCGGATACTTCGATCAGGCGGCTCCCAACTGGGAGTACCTCGCCGGATGGAAGGACGAACACGGAAACCGCGTCCCCCCGGAAGAACAGGTCTTTGCTCCCGACTTTCAGGCTTGGCTTGACGCGATCGAAGAGCACTCCCCGGGCGTTGCCGAGATGTACAAGGGCGCGCTCGAGCACCACGACCCCGCGATCGTTGCGAAGGTCTGGCAGGACTTCAACCGCGACTACGCCGAAGCCACGGGTGCCCCGCATCCGATGCTGCAACGCCAGAACAACGGCGGCGGCGAGTCCCGGCAACGCGCCCCGGCGACCGATCCCGTGCAGCAGCGACGCGAGGCCGCCCGCAACGACGTTCAGCCGCGCCCCGCGGGTTCGCCCGGCGGAGCACGGCCCGGCCCGGCGCCGCAGACCTACTCCCCGCGCAGCGCGGAGGAGGAGGCCTACGCGGCGGCGGTGTCGAACCCCGAAGCACAAAAGTTCTGGCGCGGGCTCCGAACGTAAGGAATCCCACCCATGGCAATTGCCAGCTACGCCACCCAAAACTGGCCTAATGCGAGTGCGAACCCGCAGTACCTTGCCCTCAAGGAACTGCTCGAGACCGCGCCCGCTTACGAGTGCATCAACACCGCGTACGACGAGCGCACGCTCCAGCGCCAGATGGGCGCGAACATCAACATGCGGCGTTACTTCACGCCGGCCGTCGATGCCACGCCCGCGCCGGAAGGCACCCAGAAAGAGCCGCGCGATCTCCTCTTCGAGGACTTCATCGGCACGATGCTCCGCTACACGGAGCGTTTCCAGGTGTCGCGCTACGACTACGACCTGAACCCGTACGACGCGGTGAAGGCAGCGCAGGACCGCCTGCGCCAGCTCATCATCTCGACGCGCGAGCGCGTCAAGTGGAATGCCGGCCTCACCTTCGCGAACCAGATTTTCAACTCGACGGCGGTCGGGGGGGTGAACCAGGTCAACGGCCCGCTCCAGCCCGGCCGCGTGCAGGTGATCGTCCGCTCGATCCTCAACGCGAAGGGAATGGTCTTCGACCAGACGACCCCCGGCATCAACCGCGAGGGCACGTCGCCGACCGAGGCCTGCCTCAACTTCTACGGCCACACGGACCTTCAGCCGGACTGGCGCGCGTTCCCGGACTTCCAGACGGCGGCCGAAACCCCGTCGGGCAAGCCGAAGCACCTCTGCCATTTCGGCAACTGGCAGAACGTGTGCGTCTACACGACGCCGGAAGCCCTGGTTCAGAAGGGCGCGGGCGCCGCGACGACGACCATGATCAACACGGCCGGCGCCGCCGACGTGTACGTCTGCTACCTCGTCGCGCAGCACGCCTTCACGGGCGTGAAGCTCGCGGGCGACGGCAAGGAAGGGTTCGGAAACCTCGGTATCCGCGTCCTCGACCAGCCGGACAAGTACGACCCGAACAACAACTGGGTCGATATCGTCGCGAGCTGGTACGACCTCGCGATGGTCACGTCGAACGACTGGGGCTGGCGCTATTACGTCGCCGCGACCCTGAACCCGTAAGGAGCTGACCGACCATGGCACTTTCCTACAACACCGCAGCCTACAAGCAGCTCCCGCAGTCGCCGACCCGGTACGAGTTCGACGGCGTGTTCCCGCGCGTCGCGGGCACCGCGTTCCGGCAGGCGATCTACTACAACGTGCCGATCGGCACGGTCACGGGCGACTTCGGGTATCTCTTCCAGTCGCGCGAGAACTTCGCCTCGGCCTCGCCGCAGATCGCCGGCCTCCGCATCCGGCGCCTGCTGATCAACTCGTCCGCGAACGCGGGCGGCTCGATGACGTTCAACCTCGGCTGGCTCACGGCCGGCGCATCGGTGTTCGGCGCGGCCCTCACGACGATCCAGGGCGCAACCCTGCTCGACGTGACGGCGGCAACGCTCGTCGCGGCCCCGACCATCATCGCCGCGGACATTCTCGCAATGTCCTTCACCGCGGCGGGCCCGACGACCACGGCCTGCCTCGTGACGGGCTGGATCGACTTCGACGTGATGTCGCCGACCGGACCGTAACAGGACCGTTGTACTCCGTTACCGGGGCTCATCCCGAGCCCCGGCCTTTTTCCAAGGGAGAAGGCAATGCCGAAGCAAGCCGCCAAAACCGAAGGCGCGCCTCCGTTCAACCTCGCGACGCTGCGCAAGTCGGGATTCGCCGACGCGCCGCGCGCCCATCTTCTGAAGGCCTACGCGCTGCTCTCGGGCGACGAGGCCGACGAGCACATGCCAGACGCCGAGCTCGCCGACGAGTGCCGGCGCATGACGGGCACCAGTACGGCCGAGCCTGCCGTCGAGGACGGCGCCGAGCCGATCCCTGCCGGTGAGATCGGTTCCGTCGAGCAGCCCTCGAACGTGGTCAACGTGGGGCGCCTCGTCGGCATCCCGCGCCTCGGCCCCGAGACGTTCCCCGAGTGGGACGGCCGCAAGCGTCGCGTCGAGTTCGCCGCGCTGCCGTCCGAGCAGCAGAAGACGATCACGCTCGGCTGGGACGCCCGCTCGAAGTGGGTGATTGAGGTTCCCGGCACGTACGACATGCCGTGGCCGTACTGGGAAATCCTCAAGAACATGTACTTCATCGACGATCGCTCGGACAAGGTGCGCAAGTGGCACCGCGACGACGAGTCGGGCAAGCTCTTCGCGATCACGAAGCCGACGCGCCGGCCGGTCTACCAGTATCTCGACCGCGGCGACGTGCCCGGCACCGAACACCTGCCGACTTCGTACTTCGAGTGGGCGCAGGGCGAGGCGATGCGCACGCAAGTCTGGAAGAACTACGGTCGCCCGGCGCTGATGCGCCTGTACCGTCTCTTGCGTGACGATCCGGGCAGCGCCTTCTTCGAGCGAAAGACCAACGTGGACATTCGCGTTGCGCTCGCGACGATCCTCGGTCCGACCTACCTCGCCATCATGGATGCCGAGGTCTACGACGAAGGTCCGGCCAGCGCGTGAGCACGTTCCTCCAGCTCTCCCAGGCGGTCCATCTCCGCATCCGGGCGGGCAATCAGACGCCGGGGTCGCAGCCGACCGCGATTCCGGCGCCTGCGGGGACGGAACAGTCGGCGCTTGACGCGATTACCTGCGTCGCCGAGGCGTGGGAGTGGGTCCAGAACCAGCACATGTCGTGGAACTGGATGCGCAAGCAGTCCTCGCTACCGCTCGTGCCGGGGACGCGCGTCTACAACCTCGCCCTGATCCGCGCGACGACGGCCGACTACGAGTGGAACATCCCGTTCTACGCGGGCGGCCAAAAATACTGCTACCTCTACGACGGCGGCGCCGCGACGCGGACGGACCAGCCGATCACCTGCGTTCCGTACATCGAATGGCGCGGCTACTGGGACCGCGCGCCACGCGGCGCGAACGCCAAGCCTGCCTTCTTCACCGAACGCCCGGACCGTTCGATCGAGTTCGATCCGACGCCGAACAACACGCCGACCGCGGGCGTGTGGATTTTCGCCTTCGACTACCGCAAGTCCAATCAGGCGCTCACGGTCTCCGGCGACACGCCGGAATGCCCGCCGCAGTATCACGGGCTGATCATGTGGAAGGCGATCCAGCTGTTCGGCCAGATGCGCGCCGCGACGGGCCTGCTCTACCAGACGGCGGACATCGAGGTCCGCAACCGATTCAACCAGCTCGCGGCCGAGGAGCTCCCGGTCTTCACGATCGACACGGACTACGCGGGCGGTAGCTGATGGCGAACGACGGCGCGCCCGACTCGAACGGCGGTATTACCCTGATCGAGGTCGGCGGCCTTGACCAGCGTTCGGCGTCGATCTCTGCTCCGCGCGGCACGCTGCGCGATTGCCTCAACTTCGAGAAGGACCAGGGCCCCGGCCTGATCGGCACGGCGGGTTATGCGAAGTACGACGGAACCGTCATGGGGCCCGGCCTCGAGCGCGTGGTCGCGGTGCCGTACGCGCCGGGCGCGATCGCGGGGCCCGGCTTTCGCTACGCCGAGCAGCTGACGATGGCCGTTGCAAGCCTTCCGACGCAGAGCGTGCTTTGCCTCGGGACGGTCGTCGTCGGCTTCATCAATTACCTGCTGCTCGCGTACCCGAACGCGACGTACACGAATTGGGTCGATGTTTCGAGCTTCGGCACGTCCACGGTGATCACGGGCCTTCAGTCGGGAACCGTGCTGACCGGCATCCTCGCGCCGCCGCAGATCATCACGGACGCCAATTTCACGGTGCTCCAGTACGATCAGTTCCGCCGCGCGATCGTCAATGCGCACTCGGCGGCCGTGCTCGCGGTGCCGGGCGATCCGGCGCATCCGGTCGATTGCGTCTTCGGCTTCAACAACAACAACTACGCGATCCACGACTGCTATACGTGGGCCTACTACAACGGCGCGTTGCCGACATCGATTGGCGCGCCCCTAGAAGGACATTGGATTCGTTCTAACGGGGGCGGCAAGATTTACGGCCGCATCCTCCAGGTTCCGACGCCGTTTTCCGGCGAGTGGTTCAACGGCAACGCCTCGGGCTACTTCGTCATCTACGACGTGCCGAACGGGACCGTGCTGCCGGTCCTGAACGATTTCCTCGATCTCTACAACGCGCGGAACACGGGCATCGTGCGCGGTTCCTTTTGCCAGTTCCTCGGGTTCTCGGTCGCGACGGCGACGCGCGCGCTGCTCTATCAAACGTCCGACCAGGCGATTGCCACGAAATCGACGGTGCAGCCGCCGTCGCCGTGGACGAGCGTTGCGAACACGACGGACAACCCGACCGCGCCGACGACGGTCCCGCGGACGTGGACGCGCCCGCGCCTGACGCGCGAAATGCAGTACACGCAGAAGTTCCAGGCGAAAACGACGGGCGCCGGTTTCGCGCCGATAGGCTCGGCGGCGTTCTCGGTCTACGAGTACACGCGGCAGGGCTTGACGCAGAACCTCGCCGCGCTCCAGCCGGTTGTCGCGCCGGAGAAGTTCCCGACCGCAACGCTCCAGTCCGGCGCCGGGCTCTGGATCAACCCGAACAACCTCTTCGCCGATGATGGCGTGTTCACGACGCAGGCCGGCACCCAGGCCTTCATCATCGGAAACACGTTCGACTTCTCGTTCCTGCCGCCCGGCTCCGTCATCACCGGCATTTCGGTCCGCGTGAAGGGCCTCACGAGCTCGGTCGTCCAGAACCCCTACATCGGGCATATCCAGCTCTGCATTCCGGACCCTAATTCGGCGACGGGCTACCGGCTCACGAACGGCGTCGGCGTCGGCGACAAGGGCGGCACGACATACCCGCTGACGGCGGTCAACACGTCCTACACGTTCGGGAGTTCAACCGATCTCTGGGGCGAAGTGCTGACGCCCGCGATGCTGCAAAACGCCAACTTCGGCGTCCAGATCATCATCCTGCGCACGTCGGGCGGCGCGGCGCCGACCTATTCGCTTGATTGCCTGACGGTCACGGTGACGTACGTCCCGCCGTCGCGCACGGTGTTCGTGCGCAACACGGGCGCCGCGGTGGTGACGGATATTCCGATCACGCTCCTCCATTTCTCGATCGATTCCGGCTCGTTCACCGATGCGAGCAACCCCGCGCAGGGATTCCTCTCGTTCTGGGGCCCGAACACGGGCAACAACTTCCAGGACGAGTGCGACTCGACGAACGCGGGCATGTCGCGCGTCATCGGCGCGGGCGAAGAAATCTGGACCGGCGCGGGCGGCACGGGCACGCTGCTCGGCTATACCAACTCCAATCACGCCCCGGTCACGTTCCCGCCCGGCGCGCAGCTCCAGAACTACGCCTCGCGTTATAACGTGATCGACGCACAGTTCTTCGACGATCCGACCGCGCGCGCGGGGTTCATCGTGAACGGCGTCGAGCAATGCGTCATGTTCGACGGCATCTACACGATCAAGGCGCGCACCGGCCGGCCGCTCAACTTCGACAACCCGCGGCACGTCGCGCAACATCTCGGCTACCTGCATCTCGGGTTCGCCTCGGGCGCCGTCGTCAACTGCGGCACGAACCGGCCGCTGTCGGTCATCGGCGCGCCGGGGTCGAACACGGTCCAGTTCGGCGAGCCGATCACCGGCCTCCTGACGCTCAACGGGCAGACGCTCGGCGTCTGGACCGACCGCACGACGCGCGGCCTGCAAGGCGCGAGCCCGGACCCGGCGCTTGGCGGGTACACGCCCATCATGATTTCGCCCGCGATCGGGTGCATCGAGAACACGCTGGTGAACCTCGTCGGCGAGGCGGTGTGGTGCTCGTACCGCGGCGTCGAGACGGCGCAGACGGTGGTTGCGTACGGCGACTTCCAGACGGTCCCGCTCTCGGCCGCGGCGACGCCGTGGCTCCAGGAGCGCCTTCAGGCCGATACGCGCATCGCGACGACGCCCTCGCGCCCGCTCTTCGCGGTCGGCAAGCGCAACAAGCGCCAGTATTGCGTCTTCTTCGAGGACGGCTACGTCTATACGCAGACGATGTTCGACGCCGGGGACGAGCCGGTCGGCACGATCCAGTGCCTCGGGCGCCCGGTTGCGGCGGCGACCTTCCCCGACTACGGCATCCAGACGTACCTGCGCGCGGTGGTGCGGCATGTCTACCAGGCGGTGCGCACGGACGGCAAGGAGGAGATTCTCGCGACGTTCGAGAACCTCAACCAGGCCGTGATCGGCATCCCGCTGGCCTATTACCCGTATGTGGTGCAGCTCGACGTGGGCGGCGCCTTTGACATCGCGCTTGATATCCCGCGCTGGATCGACTTCAACGCGATCTATCCCGGCAACCCGATGCAGACCTTCAAGTGGTCCGAGGCCACGGTCTGGATCAATGCGGTCACGGGCACGCAGTTCCGGTTCTATTCGCTGGTCAACTTCGACGGCCCCATCATCGCCGACCCGACCGTCACGACGGACCCGAACGTCTACACGACGCGCGTCTCGGTGCCGGTGACGAGCATCGGCGGCGTCGATCGGGCCTATCTGCCGGCGCCCCAGACCACGCTCCGCTTTGATGTGCCCGCTACGGGGCGTATGCTTCGCTTCCGAGTCGATGCGAACCAGGACATCAATTCCGTGGTCGCGCTCGAAGTGCCGCGGATCACCCATATCGGATTCATCACCGAACCCGAAAAGATCGACCGGACCTGACCCATGGCGCAGAACCCCCCGCTCTCGCAATTCCAGCCGAATCCCGGCGTCTACGGCAATATTTCGACCGGCACGCGCGGAACGGCCCTCCTCGGCGTCGATCCGAATATGCTGACGAGCAACCGCCTCGCGACGCTGCTCCGCGGCGACAACCCAATTGTCGGCATGGCCGACCAGAACGCGCGCAGCTACGCGCTCGCGCGGGGCGGCGGCCTCGACTCGGGCTCGATGGCCTACAACGCGACGCTCGGCGCGATGCAAGCCCTGACGCCGATCGCCTCGGAAGAGGCCGGGATGTTCGGCAACGTCGCCTCGGCGAACCAGGACGCGCTCAACCGCGAGAACATCGAGCACGAGGGCAACACGACCCAGCTCTCGATCGCGCGCGGCAACCAGTCCGTGGAGCGCGGCCGCAACGCCGAGCTTGCGCGCGAGTTCAACATCGGCCAGAACAACCGCCTGCAACAGCGCGAATGGGACCTCGCCGACCAGGATACGCAGGCACGCGCCAGCGCGCGGAGCCAGTTCATCGGCAACGTCGAAAACACGATCTTCTCCGATCCGTCGTTCTGGCGCGACCCGCAGGGCGCGATGGGCCTGATGACGGAGTACGGCGACAACTTCAATACGTGGTTCCAGCAGAACTTCCCCGAATACTTCCAAGGCGGCGAGAACAACGGCGCGCCGCCCGCGACGCCCTACCAGCAGGGCACCGGGGGTGGACCGTGAAGCCATTCAAGGGTCCCAAGCATCAAGGCGGCTGGATCGCCATCGCGGCGGCCGTCGTCGGCGGCATCGCGTCGAGCTCGGCGAAGCAGTCCAGCGAGAACCGGCAGAACAAGCAGTCGTACGCGAACTCCTCGGACCTCTCGACGCTCAACTTCGAGCAGTCGAAGTGGCTCCAGGAGGAGTCGCACAAGTGGAACCTCGAGGACTACCAGCGCACGCAGAACTACAAGGAGGACGCGATCCGCGGCTTCGCGGACTACGCGGGCCCGAATCAGGCGTCCCCGACCGGCGCGTGGCAGGCCCCTCCCGCGCGCACGGACGTGTCCGGCGATACGGCAGGGCTCGCGCCGGTTGACGAGAACGGCAATCCGTACATCCTCGACCCGCGCACCGGCAAGCCGCGCCTCGGCGCCGGCCCCGCAACCGCCCCGGCCAAGTCCGGCACACTTCCCCAGTTCGCAGGCTGACCCATGGCGACGCTCCCCCAGTTCAACGACGACGCCGAGACGCCCGAAGACGCGAAGGCGCCGAACGAAGGCGCCGAGGGCGAGCCGCAGCAGGACGATTCCAAGCTCGACGGCGGCAACCCGGCGCACGCGATCGGCTATATCCCGCCGAACGCGACGCCGAAGGTCAAGACGTACCTCCTCGCCGCCAAGAAGTTCCTGATCACGAGCGACGGCGCCGCGGAGCGGTTCCGCGCGTTCCTCGGCAAGACGAAGGACCATGTGACGGCGCTCGCGATGCTCGTCACGAAGACGATCGACAACCTCGAGCAGCAGCTCGGCCCGCTGTCCGATACCGAGCACGACCAGGTGTCGCTCATCATCACCGGCTGGCTCGTGTCGAGCCTCCAGCACATGGGCATGCCGGGCCTCGATACGGAACAGGGGCGTAACGATCTCATCGGCCGCGTGCTCCAGCAGGTGGACCAGATGACGAACAAGGGCGGACAGGCGCCGCCGCAGCCCGATCAGGGCGGCGGCACGTTGCCCCAGATGCAGCCGGGGCCGGGCGCGCCGCCTGCGCCTGATGATCAGCAAGGCGCTCCGGCGCCGGGAGGCCCGTGATGGGTATCGACTGGGGCGAAGCCCTTGCAAGCGGTGTCGCCGCGGGTGCCGGCGAGGTCTCGCATCAGATCGACGAGCAGGACCAGGATGCGCGCTGGCTCGAGCGGCAGCAGAAGATGCAGGCGCTCGAGACCGATTCCGCCAAGCAGAAGGAACGGTATCTGCTCGGCCTGAAGCCGCCCGAGACGCGCAAGCTCAACGTGCAGGGCGCGGACGGTAAGCCGATGGTCCAGCAGCAGGAATGGCGTCTGCCGGAAGGCTCGGACAAGGGCGAGTACGTCAACGTCGGCGACGCCGAGCCCGACATCAATTTTGAGCGGCTCGCCGAGACGCAGAAGAACAACGAGGAGCGCAACCGCCTGACCGGCGACCGCAATGCGGCGCTCGCTGACGCCGCTGCTGCGCGCATCGACATGGCGCGCGAGCGCCTTGCCGCTGAGGAGGCCCGCAAGGCCGCAGGCGGCGACAAGGGCGCCGACTGGGAGGTCCGTGACAATACGGATTCGACGGGCGCCGGCACCTATGTCCGCGTCAACAAGCGCACGGGCGAAGTTCAGCCGCTCACGATGAACGGCCAGCCCGTCACCACGTTCCACGGTGGCGAGAAGCAGGCGCAGAGCATCGAGCAGCAGAAGAAGATCGACGCCGTGAAGGGCACGCTCTCCCAGTTCGCGAGCGCGATCGGGCTCGGCAAGGCTGCCGACGCGATGCCGAAGTTCACGGCAGGCTCCACGCCCCAGCCGAGCGCAGCGCCCGCCGCGCCGCCTGCGCAGCCGAAACCGGCCGCGACGAACGGGAAGGCGCCATATGCCGAGGGCCAGACGATCTTCGACAAGCAGGGCCGCAAGTACGTCGTGAAGAACGGCCAGCCGGTGCTCGTGCAGTGAATTGCCAGGATCGCGCCTTCATCCTTTACTCGCAGATCGTCGGGATTCAGCACCATCCGCGCGCGATGGAGAAGGTTGCGGCCGGCGAGCTCCAGCGGTTGCCGCCGCGGCAGGCGGTTGGACGCACGCTCGAATACATGGATGCGTTCCGGGAAACGTTCGGACGGTGCGGCGACGATCGCTGCCGTTTTTGCTCGACCGAGTGACCCATGGCCGACATCGATTGGAGCCAGTTCTCGACGGAACCGCCCCCGGCCGCCGCGCCGGATAGCGGCGGGATCGATTGGAGCCAGTTCACGCCCGCGCCGCCCGGCGAGGAGGGCCCGCCCCGCGCGGACTTCGGCAACGTCGAGGCGGGCGCGCAGCAGAATACGCGCCCCTCGGTCGGCACGCTCGGCCGCTGGTTCTCGGGTGTCCCCAGCGCCGCGGATGCGCGCGCGAACGAGGAGAAGGCCGCCGAGTACGGCCCCGACTTCCTCGCGAACGTAGGCTCTGCGGTGCAGGGCGCGCGCGAGGACTACCAGTACCCGCAGGAATACGACGAGCAGGGGCGCCCCAAGCGCCGCATCTCCGGCTCCGAGGGCCTCGTCCGCGGCTTGGCGGCCGATCTCGGCGAGTTCGGTGCGATGGGCGAGGCGGCGACGCCGATCGGATTCGCCAAGCGCATCGCGGGCGCCATCACCGGCCACGCCGACCCCGGCAACGAGATGGCTGAGGCCGCGCGCCTGCACCCGGAGACGGAGCAGTACACCGGCGCACGCGCCGAGCTCGTCGGCGAGCTCGGCCACAACATCATCTCGAACCTCCTGCCTCTGGAAAGCGCGGCCGCTGGGGTCGGCAAGTTCTTCATGGGCGCCGAGCGCCGCGCTGCGCAGGCGATGCACGACGCCGCGCTGATCGGCAAGCTCGGCCCGGAGGCGCAGGGCGCCGCGACCGCGAACGAGATCACGGCGCAGGCCGTCGAGCGCCGGCCGCCTAAGCCTGCCGGAGAGCTCGACATCACGCCGGAGATGCGTGTTCCTGCCGAGGAGGCGCCCCTTGGACCCGTTTCCGCTGCCCCGCTGGACCAATCCGCCGTCCCCGGCGCCCGGGAAGCCTTCGACCTATCGGCTGGACGAGCACCCGAGCCTATGCCCCAAGGGGCCGCGGCTACGGCAGGCGCAGAACGGCCGCCCGGTGGACCCGACCTCGGCGTGGCGCCGCCGCAACCGGCTGCTGAGCCCCTCTACCACGCCTCGCTGAGCCCCGACATCGAGCAGTTCGACGTGGCGCGCGCTGGTTCGCAGAGCGACTCTGGCGTCCTCGGCCGCGCGGCCCTCTACGCGACCGGCGACGAGCGACTCGCGCCGTTCTATCTCGGCCCGCAGAAGGACGCTGGGACGCTCTACCAGGTCGAGCACTCGCTCCAGAACCCCAAGGAGTTCGCCTCGCCGCAAGAGGCCATTGCGTGGCAGGGCGAGCGCGGCACCGATTCGCCCGAGGCCGCCGAGCGCGTGCGCCAGAAGTACCTCGACGCTGGCCACGACGGCGCCATCGTGCGGAATCCGCAGACTGGGAAGATTATGGAGGCCGCGATCTTCGATCCGAATGCGGCCCGCATCACGAACCGGCGACCGATCAAGCCGCCCGAGCCCGATTCCGTCGATCTCGCGCGCGAGTTCACGCCGCGCATGGCGGAGGAGATCGGATGGGAGGAGCGGGGCGGCCGCATCATCCGCGGCGACGGCGGTGAGCATGGATTCGGCGACGTGACCGGCCGCACGCCGTGGGTGCCGAAGCAGGCGATCGACCGTTCGGGACCGAGCCAGTTCTGGAGCGTGTACCGTAGCGAGGAGGGCTCGCGCGCACTGACCGAGGCGCAGGCGCAGGTCGCGCTCGCCAAGGCCAACGCCGGCAAGGAGTTGACCGTCCGCGAGCGCCGGTTCGTGGATCGGGCCAAGGCGGCGGCAGCGCAATACGGCGAGGATTACTACTTCGAGCGGCTCGGCGCGCAGCATGAGTCGATGCAGGCCGCGCGATCGGCCAATCCTGACGAGTTTGCGGCAGCGCAGGCGCTCCCCGAGGGCGAGCGGATGCCGCGCGGAGGTAGCAATGCCGAAGATGTACGAGTCGATCAGGGACCGACTGGAGTCCCAGAACGTGCCGGAAGCCCGGGCGAAGTCCGAGGCGGCGGCGATCTTCAACGCCCGCGCGAAGAAGGCGGGAACGCCGACGTTGAACCACTACGTGCAGCAGGAGCGGCGCCGGAGCGGTACGTTGAGCCAATTTCGACCGGGGAGCTGACCGGCATCAGCCATGCGCGCGTCGCCGAGGAACGGAGCGCGAAGGGTCTCGACGAGCTTCACTACGAGCTCAAGCGCCGCTTCCCGGAAGTCCACGCGAAGGCGCGCGCCGTGCTCGAGAAGGACCCGAATGCCGGCCGCGCACTGGTGCAGTCGGTGCTCGACAAGCCCCGCCCGCTGTCGGCCGAGGAGAACGTCACCCTCGCGCTTGATCGCGCCCGCGTGAAGAACGAGACCGACCGCGCCTACGCGGACGCGGCCGATGCGATGGACCGCGGCGACGTGAACGCCGAGGCGGAGGCGCGCGCGCGGCTCAAGATGGCCGACGAGGAGATGAAGGCGCACGATCAGGCCGCGAAGGCTGGCGGCTACGAGAGCGGCATCGGCCTTGCCTCGCGCGACATCCTCGTGAAGCGCGACTACTCGCTCGCCGAAGTGCGCCAGCGCGCGCGCGTCGCGGCGGGCACGAAGGAGCTGAAGCCGAAAGAGGAAAAGATGTTCGTCAGCCTCGCCCAGCAGATCGCCGAGAAGGACAAGCAGATCGCCGAGCTTCAGCGCGGGCGCCTGCCGCGTGAGAATGTTCCACGTGGAACATTGCGCAAGGCCGACACGGAGTTCCGGGACCTCTCGGCGCAGGTGAAGGCCCTCGCCAAGCACATCGTGTGCGGAGTCTGACGTGGCCAACTGCAAGCCGACCCCCGAAGCCGAGGACCTGATCCGCCGCATGGTGCGCTCGCGGGTCAAGGCGGGCCTGCGCGACGCCGACTCGATCACGGACGCGATTCACGAAGCGATCGGCGAGCACTCGGCGCTGTGGAAGTCCGAGATCGCTGACCTCGTGAAGTCCGAAGTCGGCCGCACGAAGCCGAACGTCCAGCGTACGGCCCAGCTCCAGCGCAACATGAAGGAGCTGCACGGCATCAAGGCCGAGGCCGAGAAGCGAACCGGCGTCGAGGGCATGGGGAAGCCGGTCAAGGAGGGCCCGAAGTTCGAGTACGACGCCGAAGTGCGCAAGCTCCAAGAGGAGCGCGATGCGCTCCGCGCGCAGGTGGACTCGGCGATCAAGCGCATGGAGTACGCGAACCAGTCGCCGGCAGCACGCAAGGCGGACTGGCTCCTCGCGACCCGGCGCGCGATCCTCCTCTCCGGCACGCACACGGTCGGCAAGCTCGGCGCGGCGGCGCTGGTGCGTATCGCGACGACCCCGATTGAGGAGGCCGCGGGCGAGCTGTACCGGCACCTGCCGCTGATCCGCACGATCGCCCGGCAGGCGCCGCGCGAGGGTGGCGGGTTCAGCCGTGCCGCGGAGCGCGAGGCGCTTGGCAAGACGTTCTCGATGGACACGCTGCGCGAGATGGGCGAAGTGATCGCGACCGGCCACACGGGGCGCACGGCCAAGTTCAAGGCGGAACACTTCTCGCCGAACGAATGGCAGGAATGGCCGGGACGCTTCCACGCGGCCCTCAAGAAGCCCGCCGAGCGGAACGAGTATTTCCGATCGCTGGTGATCCGCGCCGACCACGCGCGCAAGAGCATGAAGGCGAAAGGCTTCACGGACGCCGAGATCGAGACCGCGCTAAGCGATCCCGTCGCCCAGCTCGGGCTCCAGGCGCAGGCCTTCGCCGATTCCCAGCGCGCGATCCTGATGGGCCCGAACATGGGCGCCGACATGGTGCGCGCGCTGATCAACACGGCCAAGCGGCAGAAGGGCGAAGGCGCCGGGGCGGGGCAGCTGGTCGGGCGCGCGCTCGAGTACGAGATGCCGATCGTCCGCGTCCCCTTCAATATCGCCAAGGAAATCGGCCAGTACAGCCTCGGCCATGTCGTCGCCGGCCTTCGCATCGGCGCCGCGCTCCTCGGCCGGCGTATCTCCAAGCTCGCGCCCGAAGAGGCCGACGCGATCATGCGCAACCTCAAGAAGGGCACGATCGGCTCGCTGATGTTCACGGCCGGGTACATGAACCCCGATCTCGTCGGCGGCTACTATCAGCGCGGCGACGAGAAAACAGGCCAGTACAGCAAACTCGGGACCGTGACGATCTCGCCGAAGGTGCCGCTGATCGGCGGCGTGCAGGTGCCGAAGTACCTCGTGCACGCGCCGATCATGGAGATGCTCCAGGTCGGCGCGACGTTCCGCCGCGTCGCCGATGGCCTGATGACGAAGAAGGGCGTGCCCCGCAAGGGCACCGGCACTCTCGAAGCCGGCGCGCTCGCCGCGGTGAAGGGCGTGACCGAGAACCTCCCGCTGCTCGAACTGCCGCGCCAGATCGACCAGGTGCTCCACGAGCCGGGCGCCTTCTTCGGCTCTGAGCTCGCGTCCTTCATCCCGCCTGACGTGGGGCGCGCGGCGAAGGAGGGCATCCGCATCCCCTTCGGCGGCCCGACGCTCTACGAGGGCGATACGGACTTCAAGGGTGAGCCGATCCGCCGCAAGCCGCACACGTTCACCGAGGCGCTCGAATCGCCCATCCCCGAGCTCCGAAAGAACATCCCGGCCTCCCCCGGCCAGTAGTAGGATTCGCACCCATGGCACTTAACCCTTTTGTTCGACCCCTCAACGACAACCGGAGCAGCGCCATGGCGCAGCCTCAGCTACAGACGCTCTCGACCCCCGTCTCCATCGGTGCGCAGGCGATCCAGCGATACCTCGGCAACGGCGCGCCGCGCATCGCGAACCCGAACCCCGTCTCGCCGACCGGCGTCCTCCCGGGCGGTACGCTCGGCGGCGACGGCGCGACGCCGCTGGCCTACTCCACGAACACGGACGCCGGCAACCTCGCGGCGCGCAATCTCCAGCTCCAGGGCCCCGGAGGCGGCGGCTATGGCGGCGTCGGCACGATGGAGGCCGACTACGGCAACCAGGGCGGCGGTACGGCGCTTGATCAGGTCCGGATGCAGACGGGCCCGACGCAGCAGACGGCCCAGGGCGGCGTGGTGCAGCCGGTGCCGGTGCAGCGCCCCGATTGGGGCAGCTACTTCCGGCAGCGCATGGGGCCGCCCACGGGCGCCCGTGCGGCCCGCCCGCCCGTCATGATGCGCCAGCAGCGCCTGCGTAGCGGGACGTACTGACGTGTCCTGGCTCACCGAAGGCCCGCTGTCCCGCTTCGGCAGCGATTCGAACATGGCGCGCGGCGCGCGCATCGGCTCCGCAGGCGGCCCGGTCGGCATGGCGCTCGGCGCGCTCGGCGGCTGGCTCATGGATCGCCACGAGTCGAACCAGCGCGCGGAGATGAATGCCGGCCTCTCAAACACCCTCGGGAACGACATCCAGCAGACGCAGGATCGCATCTGGGGCGGAGGCGGTGGAACGCTGCCCCAGTTCCAGGGCGACGACATGGGGCCTCCTGAGGGCCTTGCCGGGGCCGACCAGACAGGCGCCGGGCCACCGGCCGACGAGAACGGCGACGGCCGCGTAACGCCAGACGAGCGCCGTGACGCGGCCAATAGCGGGTACACGCCGGCCAACTACGGCGTATCCAATTTCATGGTCGGCGGCTCGCCCGTGATCTTTGGTTCCGGCGATCCGATGGGCCGCTACCTACGAAACCAGCGCCAGCCGGGAGGCTGACATGTCGAAGCTGACAGCAGGCGAGCGACGCGCCATTCCGTCGAGCGATTTCGCGGGGCCCGATCGTTCTTATCCCATCCCCGACGCGAGCCACGCGCGCAACGCGCTGGCCCGTGCATCGCAGCACGCCTCGCCCGAAGTGCTGGCGCGCATCCGTGCGCACGTCCGCGCGAAGTATCCGGGGATCAAGCAGGGACGTTAGGTCTATTGGCGCGCACAAGCTCGCGCTCTACTCGGTAGACCGCCATTCGGATTGTTTCGACGTGGCGCCGCTCTTCTCTAGCGATCTGACGTAGAGATTTCCCCGACTTCCATTTCGCGTGGAGACGGGCTCGTCGTTCTGCATTGCTTTCGTTCACGGCCTGACCCCGAAGTAGTCGGCGATGGCCTGTCGCGCATCGTCGAACGAATAGCAGACGTACGTCGCCCAGCCCATATCGCTAAGGCGCCCCAGCCATTGGAGCTGCTCGGGAGTCGGCTGGTTCTTCCCGGCCTTGAGCTCGATCGCGAGTCCGATGCGCTGGAGCTTCGGGTCCATGATGTGCCATCCGCGGTGCGCGGGGATCATCACGTCAGGCACCCCAGGCCGCACGCCGAGACCCTTCAACCGCGCCGCCTCGCGCGCATCGCGCTTGCCCCCGTTGGCCGGATGGAACGCGAGCGCGAGCTGGGGGATGCGCGGCGTCGCGAGCGTGATCCACTGGAACAGCGCCCGCTGCATGTCATCCTCGGGATGGGCGCGTTTACGCCGGCTCGAGCCCGTACATGCGGAAGTGCTGGTGCCTGCGTTCTTCATGCTCGCCTCGCTCCATGCTGGACAGGTGGAAACCGCAACAATGGTTGCAGCGGTAGACGTGAACCTTCTTGTGGCGCTTGCCGCGGTAGCGATCCTTGAGTCCACGGATCGCACGCTCGGCCTCGCCGATCGTCACGTACGCATGCTTGCCCGCGCACGAACGCTGCTGCTCGCTGTAGAACATGGCCCGATCCCCTGATCCGACGCACGGCTAGATTACTCCGGCTGAGCTTGCTGTCCAGACGCCCCCTGCGCGGTGTCTGGCACAACGGCGCCGATGTGCTGGAGGGCTACCATCAAGCAAGTGTCATCGTTCTCCTCGCGCGGGCTCGACTTGTCCCAACTCTTCGCATAGCGGTCGATGGCTCGCGCATCCTCCAACGTCACCTGCCTATACCCCGGCTTGCGCGCGCGGTCAGCGGCTTCGAGTGCGGCACGCATATCGGCGATGCTGCGTGTTTGGCTGCGCTGATCCCAGCGGTCCCAGTCATTGCGGTGATAGGCGCGCAAAACCGTTTTCGCCATCGCATCCGTAACCCCGCCGCTCGCGTCGGTCGGTGGGGCTGCCCGTTTGCACTCGTGCATTGCTGCTAGGTCTCGAACATAGCTAGCTGCTCGTTCTTGAATGCGCTGCTCTAGCGTTCCATCGTCTGGGTCAGTATCGAAATATCTGCGTGCCTTCTCGATCGCCCACTCAGGAATCGTCTCAGCCTCTACCCGCTCGGGCTGCACCCGGTCCGGGGGCGGTGGGTACAGCAATTCGACGGTGTAGTAGCTGTCATTCAACAATGATTGCGGAGGATCGCCGGCAACGGCATGCCATTTTTTGTGATCCGTGAATCGCCACCGAAACGCAACCGCCCCCCGCTGCGCTCCCTCTGTCACGGGGGCGGCAAGTCGTTCAATTCTGTCGGCTAAGTCATGATCGTCCGCGCGGTTAGCCGGGGTGAGATCGCCATTGCGTAGTTGGGCGATTAACTTATCAAACGAATCGCTAGCGGCGCCGGGGGTGGGGGCCTCTGTCGCCGGATTCGAGGGGGTGGTCATGGTGTTGTTGTCCACGTCAGGTGATGGCTTAAAAAGAAGGCCACTGTTTGCAACAACGCGCCCAACGCGAAGCCTGTCACGACACCCCCGACGAATGCGCCGCGAACAAGAAGCACGACTTTGCGCTTGTCGTACCAGACTTCACCGCTGCCCTTCATCTTGATGTCCATTACGTCCTCTCCTCTCCCGCTACCGGCTTCACCGGGGCGGCTGGTGCGAGTGCTCGCTCAGCATGTTTCCACGGAGCTTTGCCACTCTGATACCAGTAGTTGTCCGAGTAGTCGGCGACAGGCGCCCACTTTTCCTCGGTGTAGTGGCGCAGCGCCTTCTCCGCCGCCTCCAGCCGCGCATGCAGCTTCATGTATTCCTTGTGTCCGATCTCGATTTCATTGGCATAGCCTTGGCAGATGCCTGAAAGCTCCTCCAGCCGCTCGGTGAGTTCGCGGTTGCGCCGTCTGACAGCTGCGATCTGTTCGGCATGAGCCAGTATCAAGTCAGCGATGGCTTCGGCATTCCAAACATCGCTTTCGATGTCGCGGATCAGTTGTTCTCGTTCGTCGCCCATCGCACGCTCCGGTTCTGCTGCAAACTGTTCTGGCGTCATGACTGCTCCTCCTCCGCCCGACCCGATGAATCCGCCACCTGTTTCGGCGCGGTGGCTGCGTCGATTGCTGTATCAAGGTCGGCACCCTCTAGCAGTTCGTCAGCATCTCCGAATGGAACGGCTACGAAGATGCGCGACTCGCTATCCGGGCCAGCACAATCACGCAGAAACCGATACCGCTCCGCATCCACACGCAGCCGTGCGAGTTCGTCGGCAGCATCTATCATCAGTTGCGGTGCGTAACGATACTTTGGATCGCGCAGCAATATTCCTGAGAACTCGCGCAAATCCTCCTCGATCAACCGCTCACTACGATTCACGTCAGAAATCGCCTTGGGGGTCATGGCTGCTTGCCTTGCCAATCGCATGAAATAGCGACGGAGTTGTACCGATCCGCAAAAATGCAGTGAGTTCCGTTCACAGAGAACGTGTAGATTTCGTGTGATGCAACTGTCCCGACGTATGTGCCAATTGACATGCGGTCGCTTGGAACCGCACAACCAACTAGCGACATACCAACCGCGAATACGAAAAACTTGGTTCGTGCGCTCATCTCTCCCCTCCGATAAACACCATTAGGGTGCGCGACTGCGTCGCTGTGTCGCGTTGCTGTGTTGCGCGAGGAACTTTCTGCCTTCGACAGTCGCAACCGCGCCGAAGTACGGCTGCCGCAAGTGGCCGGCAAGCCGCGCCTTTGCTCGGCAAATCTTGAGTAGCTCCGGCCGTTTCTTCTCAACCGAGCGCAGATTTACCGCGATCCCATAACCCCAGACATCCGCGCCGCCTTCCACTTCGCGCAGCGCAGCGATTTCATGTTTCGTAAGACGCTTAGTCATCACAAACCTCCTCTCGGTATCCGCTCCCCACCAATCCAAACCCGCCGCACCTTCAGCCCCACTGTTCCGCCATTGCATTCGCGATGCCGGTCAGCGTGCGGCTCCGTTCCTTCCAGCGATCCGGCCCAGGCGATGCTCGGTGGACTCGGTTCCATGCTTTCCATTCTGCTGTTCCTTTCTGCGGCACATCCAACTGATTGGTTGGCGCGAGTGGGGGCAACCCCTTCAGCCACAGACACGTCGCCTTAAACTCAGGATGGCCGAACATGTGTGGCTGGATGATCTGGTCCGGCTTCCTGATGCGCGAAGAGATGATGCTGATGGGGTTCTCGATGCAGATGCGTTCGATAGGCGCGGCCATGAGTTTGCGCACAAACTCCAGCGCGTCCTCCTGATCGTCACGCTTATCCTTGAACCACCGCGCACCAGAGACAGCGAGATGGGTACAGGGAGGATGAGCGATCATCAGGTCCCATTGCAGATAATCGATTGCATCAAGCGCGTCTCCGTGAAAATGCCAAGCGCGCGGCCATAACGGCACACGCTCAGATGGCAACAGATCGCAGGAATGCGCCTCATGTCCACGAGCAGCGAACGCATCGCGCACGATGCCGGAGAACTCGCAGGCCACCAGGACACGCACTAGCGTTCTCCTCCGATGTACACACGCCGCACCTTCAGATCAAACTCCGCGCGCGGCATGGACTTGACCGGCCCATCCGGCACCGCCGTATAGGTCACGTTCTTCGGCCCCTTCCACTTGAGCCAGTACTGCTGGAACCCGTCGCCGAGGCGGAACCAGAACATGGGGCGTTT